TGTCCTTCAAAAAGAAATGCACAAAGTGTGCTTGAGGAATAAACTCGTCTTTGACAGCGGAGAATAGAGCATTGAATCTCCAGTCCATATCTTGAATCACAACCTTTTCTTTCTTCACAAACCAATTAAGCAGCGTCTGGTCTGTCGACCATTTCCATGCGCCCTCTCCATCGACAAATCGTTTAAACTCTGGTCGTTCTAAAAACTGTTTAGGTGTCTGACCTTTTAGATGGCGGTCGAATGATGAATTCATAATCATCATGCCCATATTATAAAACTTTGCGCCCCAGTCGCGCCAGTCCCAATCAATGCCGTTCCCTGACAAACCATTGTACTGCATACCAGAATAGTTTCTAATTTTCATGGCATATGCGCCACTGATAGGCATATCGCGTTCAACGCATGCACCAAACTCATGCAGTGCACCAAACTCATCAAAGATATTTGGAGCAGTGGGACGAATGTAAATGTCAGCGTCTATAATCGCAACTTGATCGTGAGTCTTCAGATAAGCAAATGCATTTTCTTTTTCGTAGATTGGCAAAAAGCCACCGTGCTTCTCATACGACTCTTTGCTGCGATTAGTGTTGAAAATATCTGGCTTGATGCGCAAAATTGGCTTACGTTGTACGACATGTTCAATGTCATACTTCTCACAATACGCCGCCACAGAAGCAATGCAATGATCATACAACTTCGAAGGTTTGCCCACATACACTTGGTATATTACACGTTTCATTTTCCCACCTTTCCATTATGTGCTGCTGTTGTGCCCTTGTCAAAATTTAAAAACTGAAATGCACAAAGCCATTCTTTGCAATCACTCTCAACTTCATTACTAGCCAGTTGGTTGTAATCTTTATATACATTATATAGATGACCGTCCACATTCTCTTTTAACGGTAACGTTGCATAACGAGAAGTTCGTATCAAGTGATTCGCTGCATTTTTTGTAACATGGTATCCAGCTCCTGGAGCCACCTTCTCACTCAGCTTAACCCAAGATTTTTGATTCCTAGGAAAAGTGCAGAATAAAGTAATATCTTTTATAAATGGTTGTGTTAGCGGTCTAGTTGGGTAGCAATCGTGTTCTAAGATAATTCCACCGTCTTGTTCATTTGCCCACTCCCATGCTCTGTAATGACTATCCCAAATCGCTTTTTCGATATCAGTAAAGGTATTACCATTCCATTTTCTAGTTTTAAATCGTAATTTGCCAGTTGTGTTCCCTGGAGTGCTTGCTGGTAAGATTTCTGGGTATATTCCAAATTCATTCCACCTTTCAATGCAAATGTTTGCATAGTATTGGGACAGATCGTTGTCCTCTATTACAATCATGATTGCTTTCATCAGAACACTTTTACGCCATATAGTTCGGAAAACTCCTTTGCGTCTTGTTCGTCATTCACCATCGGTTTGCCCCTAATATTCAACGAGGTGTTCAATAACATTGGCACGCCTGTTCGCTCATAATAACATTCGATGACTTGTCTGAATACTGACTTGCAATCTTTTGGCACTAACTGTACCCTTCCCGTTCCATCAACGTGGGTGACTGACGAGTAATTATGTTTTGCCTTTGCAGTAAATTGCATCCATCGGTTCATACGACCTTCGAAATATTCATCAGCGTGCTCCTCCAATATAGCAGGTGCAAACGGTCGATACTTTTGCCTTCTCTTAATTGTATTCACTGTGTCCTTAACGTCAAACCTTACATCAGCGATTAGTGAACGGTTGCCGTATGCTCGATACGAAAACTCGGCAGGACCATTAGCAATGCCGCAGTATCGATGCTCGAGTAGATGATCAACAACTTCTTCAGGGTCAATTGTTCTGTCGATATTGTAACCGTGAAAAGGGTGTGTCCAGTTTATGCGGTCATTACCTGTATCTTGCATGTAAGCCCATGCAGCTGCTCCAAGACTCGCTCCACCGTCGCCTGGGTTCACGTCGATCCAAACGTCATCAAATATGTCGGCGAATTCAGTATTTGCGACAATGTTTTGTGCTACGCCTCCGCTGTAACAGAGCTTGCTACCATATTTCCTCGCTTCCTTCATAAATTCGCGAAGATAATGATTTGTCATGTATTGTAGTGACGCGGCTGCATCTTCATGACAGCTGGTGTTGTTGATTAAAAATTTAACTATTTTGTCAAGGAACAGATCTTTCGCGAAATATTTTTCGTCCCATACTACGCCAGCCCACTGCTCATCATCTAAGTCCCACTCTGGTATGCAAGCAAACATATCAATAGCTTGCTCACCAAGTACAGGTTCACCGTAACTGGCCAGCCCCATAGTAACATATTCATCTTCATTTGGGCGCATACCAAGAGCATGTGTGAGCCACGCCCAAAGATATCCAATAGACTTGGGAAAGGTAACGTCTTTCTTCAACTCAAGATTATGGTCGTAGATTACAGCAGACTGGTATTCGCCAATACCATCGATAGCGACAAGCACGCAGTCCTCTCGCGCGAAAGATTCGGGGCGAGTAGTCAGTGCGGCAATGCAGTGCGTCAGGTGGTGTCCTGGAAATCTACATTCATAATATGCTGGGTGACGTTTCCACAATGGACAGTTGACAGTAAAATAATTAGGGTGCTGACTTCGAAACTGATCAAGAAACCCTTTACGGAATTCTAGGCGAGTGCCCCAATTGTCATTACAGACAAGTTCGGTATCTCGCCCATCGTAATAATTCAACCAGAGTTTTTCGGGGATATAGTTGTCGTGCTTGACCTTTGTCCAGCGTTCGGCTTGGGTCGCAAATAGAATATTACCAGAGTCGTCAATAAGGGAGCAACCAGCGTCATGCAAGTATACTCCCGCTACACCAAAATATTTCATAACGAGTTTTTACTCTTTTATTTTTTGCCGCTCCACGCTTGGGCACCAAAGAATGCAGCAACTAAACCAGCCACTGCCACAAAATATGTAGGAGCCATATCGCCAAGAATATCGGACGCCTTTTCTAACCCAGCAAAATTAGTAGCAACAACCATGGCGGGATACAGAAGCATACCAGCAAGAGAGAACCACGCCATATTTCGTTGTGCGTCTCGCATCGCGTCGGCGTCTTCGAGTTCTTTGCGTTTGAATTCAAGATAGAGCGCCTCCTCTTCCTTGCTTACTTTACCGTCACCATTGGTGTCGGCTGGGTGATACCCAGACTTTTCTTCGTCAGACATGTCAACTCCTTATTATTATACGTTTTCGAGTCGTGACATCAAGCGTTCTGCTCGATTAGTCACTTGACGATACCATAACGAATCTCTTCCTTCAATTGCAGCTGTTTTCCAATCGCCCTCTGCGATCGCGGCATTAAATTTTTTGAATTTTGACAACCTTGTCCTGCCCATGTTAAACATCATATTAACCAAGATCTGCTGGACTTCGTCTGGTAGGTCGTCAAAGTTCCCTCTTTCGTATAGAGCGTGACACTCTCCGATGGCAAGGTCAAGGTCTGCTTCGAAACACTCCTTAACTCTTTCTTCCGTAACTGAAGTTCCAACTGGTTGTCCTGCTTCTGGGTCACTTTCGAGGACAAGGTGACCAACTCCAAACGTGGCGTAACCGAGGTGATCGTTGTAGATGACATACTCTACTCCTTCGTCAATTTTGAGTTGCTCGTATACTGCTTCCCTGTTCATATGCTTTCTCTCTCTTGCATTTCTTTCGTCATAATATAATCACGCACGAAATCAGAACGAACAATATCTTCCCAACCAAATTCAACGATTGTAAAGTTCTTCATCACTTCAATGATATTTAGAAAATCATGGAACCCATCTTTATCGCTTTTCTTTACAAAGTCACTCTGATAGAAGTCACCTGCAAAAATTATTTTTGAGTCCACCCCCACACGAGTAATGACCGAGTCTAGTTCGTGGAACGTCAGGTTTTGCATTTCGTCTACTATGATAATCGCGTTGTCAAGGGTGATTCCGCGAATAAACGATGTAGAGTAAAACTGTATGACACCTTGTTCAACTAGCTGGTTGTATGCGCCCTGTCTATCGAATAACTCTCCACAAATGTTTTGATACGGAGCAATAAACGGAGCCAATTTTTCTTCTGCTGTACCAGGAAGGAACCCCACCTCTCGTGTCGGAACAACAGAACGGATAATATAAATCTTTTCCCAAGACTTTCCTTTATCTAGGACATCTTCCAATGCCATGTATAATGCATTAAAAGTTTTACCCGTTCCTGCACTGCCTGATAAGACGAGGTGATCCCCATCTTTCCAAGCTGACCGTGCTAGTTTTTGGTTTTCTGTTAGTGCATCGAATGTGCACAGATCATCTATTCTCAGCTTTCGCTGGCTATCGGCGGCAACTCTATTCATGTGTGTATTGAATTGCCTCGACCAGAACCTTTCTTAATTTGTTCTATTTTATTTTTCCAATCACCACTAGTTTTGCCAAGAACAGAACCAGCGTGTGTTATCAAATCTGGTGTACTGGTGTGAACTTGCTCCCACTCTCCTGAACTAATCATTTCCTCTCTCTTAGAGTTAGAAATAAAAAATTCTTTTACTTCACCAGTAGAATTATTTTTCATATCGAATATTGGCATTGTTATTCCTTTAGAGAGTCTTCACTCGGCAGCGACGAGTCTTATTGTAATGATTTTGCAAATCTTGTCAACTATTTATTTGCTATAAAACGATGACCCGCCTCAGCGGGTCAACGAGATATAGATCACCTTCCTTAAACGTTAGATTGAGTTTCCTGCTGGAGATCCGAAATGTAGGCATCCAGAAAGTTTCGTTTTTTCTCCACCTTGTAAGCTAGGTCAGCTTTCCCCCTTTTATGCAGTTTGTGAATATAATGTTTTAACTCTGCGCTGTCGCGCTGCAAACGTGAAAGTTGGGTTTCTTGCATAGGCAAAACTCCTAATCTAAGTTTTAAGATGACATGATCAAGTTGGGAATAGCCTCCTTCACAACAGTTTTGGTCAGCCCCTTGCACTTGGTCGTTTTGTTGATCATATCAACTAGGACTTCTGCGTCACGAGGATGTACCGATTCTAGCATATTGATAAAGATCATCTCGCGTTTCATTGGGATCATATCTGGACCCTTGCCACCTTTTACAAGGTATGCCAATTGCATGTGCTGTTTATGCCAAGTTGACGGCACAGCAGACTCAATAGCTGGGGTGTAAGGTGGAGAACCTTCGGGGAGAAGGAATTGGATCCGATCGTCGAATACGCATCGGAGGTAATCAGTAAAGGAAGAGTGTCTAGCGCCGAAAGACTGCACCGCTTCGACTCTTTCTTTTTTATTTTTCTTGGAACTAATCAAATCCAAAATTTCATACAACTGTAAAGTTCGGTTGGTTCCTTGTTGCTCAGTAATCATTTTACTGCCTCATGATATTATTTAGTGATTTTAAGATGTGCACTGCTTACTCGACAATTAATTATTCCATTATAATAATCGTCTCTCAGCAAAACTTCTCTGTCGAATTGTTCCTTTGCTTCGAGATAAGAACAATCACCTCTAGACTTGCATAGGTGTAGTATCTCTCTGTGGAACGCCTCTGCGCCCTTCTCTTCAACGAGACGCTGTATATTGACGGAACTTCCGAAATAAGTTCGCCAATCAGATTCGACTAAAATCTTTTTTCTTCTTTTTCTTGTTTTAGTAATAGGTAGGGTTTTCTTGCGATGAAAAAGTTTTTTGCCAACATATTTCATGTTGGTATCTCTTTCAGTTATGATATACACAAAGCCAACGTAATCTTCTAAAGTCTCTTCACTAGGTTCAAAGATTTCGTTTTTAAAGTACCAAGTCATTCAACATCAATTGGTGATCCACACATAGGACAATATGCTGGTTTTTCATTAACTAAGTCGTCCACGATAACTTCCGTGGACGACTCACATATGTCGCAGCTTATGTCGTAGACCAACTCATCCATTTATGCTGCTGCTCCCCAAACGTCTGTCCAATCACCAGACAGAGCGCCTCGTGCATAGTCTGTTGCACGATTCTCAAAGAAGTTCGTATGAGTGGGGGCATTAATCATTTCTTCAACCCAAAGCAGAGGATTTTTCTTGACACCAAAGATACCCTTCATGCCAAGAGAGATCAGTCGACGGTCACAAATATAACGAATATATTTTTTCACATCGTCAGCACTTAAATCTTGCATTGGTCCCATTGCAAAAGCTAGGTCGATGAACTTATCTTCAAGTTCTACCATTTTCGTTGCAATAGTATATATCTGCCCTTTAAGATCGTCGTTCCAGATGTCAAGGTTCTCCTCAACATACTGACGGAACAACTTGATCATAGACTCGGCATGCATAGTCTCATCGACGATGGACCATGTTACGATCTGCCCCATGCCCTTCATCTTGCCGTGACGTGGGAAGTTGAGCAGCATGATGAAAGAGGAAAACAACTGCATACCTTCGGTGAATGCCGAGAACGCGGCGATGTTGGTAGCGACTGACTCTCGCGTACCATTAGAGTTTGACAAGTCAGTGAAGTAATCGTGCTTGTCTCGCATTGCCTCGTACTCGAGGAACTCGTTATAGGTCGATTCGGGCATACCCAAGGTTTCGATCAGGTGCGAGTATGCAGCAACGTGGAGAGCCTCTCTCGCGGCGAAACCAGCAAGCATCATGCGCACTTCAGGCTGGGGGAAATATGGAAGATAGTTCGTTACATAACCGCCAGCGACGTCAAGGTCACCTTGCGTGAAGAAACGAAAGATGTTGGTGAGAAATGCCTTTTCTTCTTGAGTTAATTTATTTTTCCAATCTTTCACATCTTCAGCCATAGGAACTTCTGTGTGCAACCAGTGTGATTGCTCATGCTTCAACCACGCTTCGTATGCCCATGGATACGAGAATGGCTTGAAGTAATCCCTATTATCGGTAAGTGACAGTTTCATTCAATGACTCCCAGTATGAGTTTGTAAGTGAGATAAATTCTTGTTTGGCATCAATGCCATATTTTGATCCGTGTCCCCAAATATCCACGCTCACATTTTCTGAAGACGTGTTGATTAAAGCGAATTCGATATAATCACTTAATTGAGGAATCATCAATGAAACAGTTTCCCAATATGTTACTAAACTACATGCCCATACCATCCAGCGCAGTGGATCGCCCTGCTCAACATCTGGATTGTCGAAATCTGCAAAACTTAAATCTGTTGGACCACTGAGAACTCTAGCAACAACGTCTTCGAATAAAAAGTCCACAGTCATCGGGGTGTCCCAAACAACAGAAGGTTCAATTACTGTTTGCAGCTTATCAAAAACACATTCTACTGACTTAACAGGATCAGACCACTCTAACTCAATTCGGGTTGTATTAGCGAATTCAGATAGACGGTTTAATAAAGAAGCAAATGCGGCGGCTCTTTGCGATGGTCGATTGTTTTCTCTAAAGGTGCTAACACAGATGTCATCGGGTATGACATATGTTGAGTTCTTCGCTATTATATCAGCGGCAAATAGATTCTCAATATTAATATCAAAATTATTTTTTGGTAGATAAGGCGCTAGAATTTCAGCCACATTATCTTGAAAGTAATAATCTCCGTTATTGTGCTTAATGCAACCACAAACAAGAGCAGCTGAAATGCCTTGGTCCACTCTCACTACGCTTTGTCTCATTGATGCCGTTTGCGCGTGCCAAGTCGCATCTAAGAAAAGTCTATGATTAATTTGACTCACTTTCTTCTCCTTCTTTTTCTCTTTGGAACCAAGTCACTAGTACAATCCTGTGACCACTATGCACATAACTCACACCGTGGTACAAACTATCGTCGTACACTACGCTTTTCCCATCTTCCATTTCAAGAATATAATCAAAGACGATAGGATCGCCGTTAGGCGGCTTGAGCTGTTCTTCTTTATGCCTTCTCGCAATTTTATGCGCAGGGCGGTGGTCATATGTATAAGGTTTACGAATAA